ATGTGGGAGAAAAAATATTCCCCTTATATTTCAAACCGTTGTCTGTATCCCCACCTAGATACCATCCTATTAGTCAATGAAATGAATGTTTACAATGGTTTAGATAGTAAACTTCAGTTTCATTTTCTGATAAATAGTGTTAGGTCAAAGAAACGATTTGCTCCTTGGCTTAAAACATCGAAAATTAAGAATTTAGAATTAGTAAAAGAATATTTTGGATATAGTGATCAGAGAGCTAAAGAAGTTTTAAATGTTCTTACAGATGAAAATATATCCTACATGAAAACAAAATTAAATAAAGGTGGAAATGGATGAAGAATTAAATTGGACTCCAACTGATATGTTAGAAGTTACCCTAAAAGAGCCTGATGATTTTTTGAAGGTCAGGGAAACTCTATCACGAATTGGTGTTGCATCTCGTAGAGAAAAGAAGTTATGGCAGTCTTGTCATTTACTCCATAAGAAAGGCAAATATTACATTGTCCATTTTAAGGAACTTTTTGTATTGGATGGAAAAAAATCAAGCCTAACAGAGAATGATATTGAACGAAGAAATACGATTGCTGGATTGTTAAGTGATTGGGGTCTTGTAGGTTTAGTTGGAGAACCAGAACCTAAAGCTCCATTAAGTCAAATTAAAGTTTTATCGTTTACAGAAAAAAATGATTGGATATTAGAACAAAAATATAATATTGGTAAAAAGAAAGATGAATGATATTCGCCTGGTTAAGTTAAAATCCGGCGAGGAATTAATTGGTGATGTAACAGTAATAAGTGGAGATGTTATTATATCCAACCCTTGTCAACTAATGCCCACAGATCAAGGTATAGGGTTTACACCCTGGCCTCCCTTTGCAAAACATGATAATGTAACAGTTAAAATGGATTGGGTTATTTGTATAACCCAGCCCGTAGATGCTGCTAAAAATGCTTGGAATTCAAAATTTGGTTCAGGAATTATACTACCTAATGTACAGTTGAACGGATAATAAACTTGACATTTGCGTTTTGTTGTAGTATAATAGATATATTATGGATTATTATACAAATGTAATTAGTTACGGAAATAGCATTCTTGTTCGTGGAGTTAGAAACGGAGAACGAATAACAGCCCGTAATAAATATCAGCCTACTCTTTTTGTTCCAGTACAAAAAGAAACCCAATACAAATCTCTTGATGGAAAATATTTAACTCCTGTTAAACAGCAATCCATCAAACATTCAAAAGAATTTATTTCACAATATGAAAATCAACAAAATTTGATTTATGGGATGACTCGTTATAATTTTCAGTATATTTCTGACAATTGGCGAGGTGATATTAAGTGGAATATAGATAATATTTTAATTGTAACCATTGATATTGAGGTTGCTTCTGATAATGGATTTCCAAAAGTAGAGGATTCAGCTGAAGAGCTTCTTGCAATCTCAATTAAGAATCACCAATCAAAAAAGTTAGTAGTATTTGGCATAGGAGAATATGTCAATAGTCGAGAAGATGTAAGTTATGTTAAGTGTGATACAGAAGTTGAATTGTTAAAAAAGTTTCTTACATTTTGGGAGAGTAATAAGCCAGATGTTGTTACTGGATGGAACTCTAAATTTTATGACCTACCGTATTTAATACATCGCATTAAAATTCTATTTGGAGAAGATGAAGTTAAGCGGCTATCTGTTTGGAAAACTGTATATAAAGATAATGTATACATTTCTGGTAAGGAACATATTTGTTATAATGTGTTTGGACTTGAACAGTTAGACTATCTTGACCTGTATAAAAAATTTACATATTCTGCACAAGAGAGTTATCGATTAGATCACATTGCATTTGTTGAACTAGGAGAACGTAAGGCTGAGAATCCATTTGACACCTATCGGGAATGGTACACTAATGATTACCAATCATTCATTGACTATAACATAAAAGATGTAGAATTGGTAGACCGTCTTGAGGATAAGATGAAGTTGATTGATTTGATATTGACTATGGCCTATAGTGCAAAATGTAATTATGCAGATGTATTTTCTCAGGTGAGAATGTGGGATGTTATTATGTACAACTATTTGCGAGATAAAAATATTCAAATTCCACAAATCACCAGAAAAAGTAAAGAAGATGCATATGCAGGAGCATATGTCAAGGAACCACAAATTGGATTACATAAGTGGGTAGTCAGTTTTGATTTGAACTCATTGTATCCACATTTGATTATGAACTACAATATATCGCCTGAAACCATCAAGGGGATGCATAAAACGGTGCCTGGTGTTGATGAAATGCTTACACAGACATTTGATACCAGTTTTCTCAAGGAAAAACAGGAAACAATAACTCCAAATGGTGCATTGTTTGATTGTACCAAATATGGATTCTTGCCTGAGTTGTTGTTGCAGATGTACAATGAACGTAAGGAAACCAAGAAGTTGATGTTGAAGGCCGAACAAGAATATGAGGATACGAAACATCCAAAACTTTTGAATCTTATATCACGGTACAAGAACAAACAGATGGCACTCAAGATTGCACTCAACTCTGCGTATGGTGCAATTGGTAATCAATATTTTAGATTCTATGACATTCGGATTGCAGAGGCTGTAACATATGGAGGACAACTTTCCATTAGGTGGATAGAGATTGCATTGAATAAGTATTTAAATGAGTTGATGAAAACTGAAGATGTGGATTACATACTTGCTTCTGATACGGATTCTGTTTATATTACATTTGAAACTCTGGTAGATAAATTACAACCAAAAGATCCAGTTAAATTTCTTGATACGATTTGTAAAGATACATTAGAACCATTTATTAGTCAAAAGTATCAAGACTTGGCAGACTATACAAATGCGTATGAACAGAAGATGGTTATGGGCCGAGAGGTGATTGCAGACAAAGGTATCTGGACTGCAAAGAAACGATACATTCTGAATGTTCATAACTCAGAAGGTGTTCAGTATGCAGAACCAAAACTCAAGATGATGGGTATTGAAGCAGTTAAGTCATCAACTCCACAAGTATGTAGAGACAAGATTAAAGATGCATTGAAATTAATTATTAATGGAACAGAAAAAGAACTTAACACTTTCATACAGGAATTTCGTAAGGAGTGGTTAGGGTTTAAACCTAATATGATTGCATTTCCACGTTCTTGTAATGGATTACAAAAGTGGTCAACCACAAATGGTATTTTCAAGAAGGGTTGTCCAATGCACGTTAAAGGAGCTCTACTTTATAACTACCAACTCAAGGATAAGAAATTACACAAGAAATATCCTGAGATTATGGAGGGGGAGAAAGTTAAGTTTGTTTACTTGAAGAATCCAAATCCATTCCAGACAAATGTATTTACTTTTCTCACAGAGTGTCCTACAGAATTGGAAGTGCAAAAGTATGTAGATTATGAAAAACAATTTGAGAAGTCATATGTTGAACCATTGAAGTTTATCACAAACTCCATTGGTTGGCAGATTGATGAATCATACGGAACACAAACTAATTTATTAGATTTTTTTAATTAAGGAGAACATGGATTCAAAAGAAGTAATAGACCATAGAGATTTTGTAAATGGTATCACCTCAGAGGCAACTGTTGATAGTGATACCTTCATAGATAGACTTGCAGAGTTTCAAGATGGTGATATGATATGGTCACAACCCCAAAGACTACTTACAGGGGGTATTGGTATCTGTTCTGAAGGTGGAGAACTTTTAGACTTGGTAAAGAAACTACTTTTTCAAGGAAAAGAACCCACACCAGAACTGAGAGAGAAAATCAAATTGGAACTTGGAGATGTAATGTGGTATGTACAACAAGTTCTCATTTGGGGAGGATGGAGCCTAAACGAAGTTCTTGCAGAGAATACCAAAAAATTAAGTGGTCGTTATCCAGAAGGATTCTCTGTTAATAAATCTGAAAACAGAGAGGACTAATGGATTTAAAACAATTTATAAAGGAGTCAGGAAATGAATATGCCTCAATCGTGGAAGAAGGTGTGGCAGCTGGTGATGTTCATAATTACATCGATACCGGCTCTTACTTGTTTAACGCTCTTCTTTCTGGTAGCCTGTCTGGTGGACTACCTTCAAACAAAATTACGGCACTTGCTGGAGAAAGTGCGACAGGGAAAACCTACTTTGCACTAGGAGTGGTTAAACAATTTTTAGAAACAGATCCAGATGCAGGGGTATTGTACTTTGAATCTGAATCTGCAATACCAAAAGAATTAATTGTTCAGAGGGGAAT